CGCATCTTCTATCCAGAAGTCGCGGGTGTCCAATTGGATCCAGTTGATCAATTGAATGGTCAGCTGATGGGCTCCATCCTTTCCTTCCCAATCTTGTGCCTTGCGAACCTTGGTCTGTACTTGACCGTTCGTAAGCGCCTTAGACCAGATGCGTCCCTGAAAGATCTGCTGTCTGCCGTTAGGATCAACGGTGATGACATGCTCTACATAGGGACGGAGGCCGAGTGGGAGCTCCACAAGGAGCTCGGTCGCAAAGTGGGTCTGGAGATGAGCCCTGGAAAGGCTTATATCCATTCTCGTTATGCGAACATCAACTCGGTTTCAGTCGTCATGGACTTACGGGAGGCAAACCCTACCCCAGAAATCATTCCTTTCTTGAACGTTGGCCTTATGGTTGGAAACCACAAGGTCCTCGGACGAGTCGGGGGAGATAATGAGGATATCGAGACTCATCCTTACTGCTCCGTTATCAACGAAGTAGTCAGGGGAGCCTGGAAGGGCAAGCAGCCGGATGTGTTTAAGCAATACATCGCCATGCATCGACATGAAATTAGGTCAGAGGCGAGGGGAAGGAACCTCTTTCTCCCCATTTCACTTGGTGGCTTCGGCATTACCACGATTCAGGGAATCGATGTCGCGCTCACGCGCAGACAGGTCGAGCTGGCTGAAAAGCTAGTTCGAACGAATCGTTTCCTTGTTCCGTTGGAGATGCCCATGCCGCCAGGGGTCATGGTGCGGGAACTGCTCGACGTACACGTCGACCCAGTACATCTACAGCCTGAGCTGGTTGGCAAGAATGAACTCTATCTTGTGGGCAAGAGATCATCCTTTGTCGGACCAGTCTGGGGGAAGCTATTCGACTTCCCCTGGGGCCTCTACCGGAAGGTGGAGGTCTAGGGTTGTTACTCCCTAAATGCTGCAAAAGTGGGTTCGTATGGCTCAGCTTCGGCTGAGGATCCAAAACGTTTGGTTGTGTACGGTGCAGCACCGATTGTGCTTTCGTCAGGCAAGGCGATTGCTCTACACATTCTATAAAGATTTACGTGCTAAACAAAATGCCGAGAGACTGCACGGAATCGCCGACTACCCCAAGCACCGGGGTCCCGGGCTCGCCACAGTGCGCGAGCCTCAAAGTGAAGATAAAAGCTAAGCTTCACCGGGGTTGGTCGGTCCATACGGATGAACAGTCCACCACTGTATCAGGTGGGTCCACGACTAGTACAGAAACATCATTACAATGCCATCAAAGAAAGCGATTAAGAACATCGCGAACGGACCAAAGAAGTCCGCTCAGGGGAAAGGCAAAGCACCTCTCTCCAACTCCGCACGCGCTTCACAAAGCGGGCGGAACGCCGCCAGGTATCGGGAATGCGAACGCATCCTGACACTGGCTGGAAGTACCTCCTTCTCGGTGGTGGGCAATCTTGCCTGCAATCCCGGGCTCGCAGCGAGCTTTCCATGGCTTTCGGGCCATGCTCAGCTCTACGAGCGCTACCGGGTGCACAAGCTTATCTACCGCTACCGTTCCCTCAAGTCGGCTACCTCCAACGGACAAATGCTCATGTCGTTTGATTACGACACGCTTGATTCGGCCCCGGCCACTGCGGTCGAGGTCTCTCAAAGCACAGTGTTCGAAGGAGATCGCGTCTGGGAGAACTTCGAGATGAAGGTGCCCATTGATCCAAGTCGGGTTCTCTTCACCCGCCCAGGTGCTCTATCCAATGTCGATTACAAGACATACGACCTCGGTCGTCTGTTTTGCTCGGCGGAATCCTGCGACGATACCACTAACCAGGGGTACGTCGAGGTGGACTATGACATCGAGCTGTTCGACAAGCAACAGGGAGCTACGGCCGCTTCGGCGACCTCTGGCTCCTGTGCTCTGTGGAACCTCTCGGCGAACCAGTCTCAGAGCGCCACCACTGTAACAGTTGCCTTTGACGAGGAACCAGTTACGAACTCACTTGTTCTTGCGAACACAGCGGGTACGTTTACTGTCCCCTCTTCGGGCGTTTACAGGGTCTCTGTCGACCTCGGTTGCGGAACAGCTGCGATGAGCAACTGGTCCTCGATTGAGGTTGATGGGGCGGCGGTGGCTCCGCCGATCCTCTTCGGAGGTGTCGGTGGTGGAACCTTGAACCACATCCTTTCGTCCTGTCTCCTAGACCTGACGGCTGGGCAGACCATTCGAGTTCGCTCGAGTGGTGCCTCAACCTCGGTCCTGGCAGCTGACGAATGTCGGATCTATGTGCAACTTC